CTTTTAAATTTAAAAGGGTAGCGATAAGCTACCACCTACATACAAAGCCATAAGGCTTTTTTATTTTGCGTTAAGGATCAAGGAGGAATTGATAATGAAGATTACATTGGAAAGATTACGTTACAAAGCTACGTTTAATAAGGTTGATTCGCAAGAGTTAGACAACGGGAATTGGGTTAACACTAACGTTAGACTATTCGACTTTTACTTTGGCTACTATAAGCAGTCGTTGTCACAGAGTGTCAGCTCGAACGCATTCGATTATCTTAAAGACAAGGTGACTATTATTGCTCGTCATGACGATCACTTTGTGGAAGCAATGAGTAATAATTCTTACACGATTACTTTACCTAAACCAAACTCAAAAACGTATCATGTTGCAAGTGTTAATCCAGATTACGAAGTCAATGGATATGACACGATCGTTCTATCAGCAGTCGGAGAAACGACAAGTCCGAGTGATTAGTTATGATAGCTAAAAAGTATTGTAGTCATTCAGGTTGTAAAAGGTTAATAGACTTAAACAAAAGATATTGTGACAAGCATAAACCAAAAGATTCTCATGTAAGTTCAACAAGTGAGTTTGCTAATGAGATTCATTCAAGCAATCGTTGGCGAAAGACAAGTCGACTTTATCGAGAAGCCAATCCGATATGTGAGGCTTGTCTAAAGGCCAGTAAAAGGGCTGACAAAAGGGCTGGAATGATTAATCTAGCAACGTCAGTCGACCACATCAAGAGCTTGGCAGACGGTGGTTCAGCGTATGACTGGAACAACTTGCAAAGTCTTTGTGATTATCATCATAGTTTAAAGTCACAAGCTGAACGGGAAGCAAAAAAAATAAGCCCTAAAGGCTAGTAATTAAAACCCGAACAATATAGGGGGGCTATGCAGAAACGTTCGCAATGAGCGTCCTACTCTTAAAAATTAAAATTCCCGATTTTTAAATTAAAAAAACAAAAATTTTTGCGCACTGAAGCCGTATAATTCCTTATTTAACGGCTTTTCTATACATATAGAATACCACGAGGGAGGTAAGGAGTCAATGATTAAATTAAAAAATAATTCAAATGAATCACGAACAATGAAGCAGACAAGAGAACAAGCTAAGTCAATGCTCGGCCAAGACTTGGACTTACAACCAGCGATTAAGTTAAGCAAGCAAGGCAAACGATTTTTTGACCTATTGTTAACGTTGGTGAGTGATAGTGACGTACCGTTCGCGCAGATTGATTCACTACAAATTAGTTTACTAGCGGAAAGCTTAGACCAGTTGCAACAATCGTTAGATTCGATTCACTCGGACGGTGTTGTGATGGTTGACGGTAAGCGTAACATGGCAACCACCGTATACAATTCAGCACTGAAAAACGTTAACGACCTATTACGTGACCTTAATTTAACAATGAACGCAAGAGTTAAGCAACTACTTAATAACGTTCAAAACGGTGAAATTGACGATCCATTTAAAGCCCTGATTAATGATGAATAATGACCCAGTTTTAGATTATTGCAACAAGGTGCTAAGTGGTGAAATTGTCGCCAACAACAAAATTAAGTTAGCTTGCAAGCGTGAGTTAAACGACCGTGAACGTATCAATAATGATGATAATTTCAATTACTACTTTGACGGCAAACAAGCCAATAAAGCTATTAAGTTTATGAGTTTGATTCCTAAGACGGACGGCACGAAGCTGGAAATGGCTTTATTTCAAAAGTGGCTGATCGGTTCATTGTACGGCTGGCGTGAAAAGGATACAGGCAATCGCAGATACAACAAAGCTTTCATAAGTATGGCTCGTAAAAACTCAAAGACTTACGTGGCTAGTTGTATCGCAATCACAAGCCTATTACTCGAAGATAAGCCGGCTAAGAATCGGCAAGTGTTATTTGTCAGCAATGCTTTAAAGCAAGCTAAAATCGGCTATGAAATGGTCTCAAGTGAGTTACGACAAGTTGTTAAATTAAGTCCAGCCCTACGAAGCACGCTAGACATAAAAAAGAAGCAGATAACTAAACTTGATGATGATAGTTTTATCGTGCCAGTTGCCGGCAAAGCAGAGACACTTGACGGCTTTAATCCTACCACGGCAATAATTGACGAATACCACCAAGCAAGTAACCACGATATTTACAACGTGATTAAAAGTGGTATGGGACAACAAAAAAACGGCCTCCTGTGTATTATCAGCACGTCAGGCTTTAATTTGCGAGCCGCAATGTTTCAGGACTACCAAGTGATGGCTGATATTCTAAACGGCAAGCAAGCCAACGACCGACAATTTATCGCTATTTGGGAGTTAGACGACCGAGAAGAAGTTAACGACAAAGATTGCTGGATCAAAGCTAACCCGTTGTTTTCTGTCCCAGCTGTTAAGCAGTTAATGGCCGAGAATCTAAGCAACGATGTTGAAATGGCCATACAACAAAACGACTTGGTTCCCGTGTTGGTGAAGCAATTTAATATGTGGTATCAAAGCAACGAAGATAGCTTTATATCGCACGAGGAGTGGGCTAAGACAATCGTAGATACGCCGGATATACACGGTAAGAAAATTATTTTTGGTATTGAGTTGTCGAAAAGCAATGATTTAACAAGCGTAAGCTGGATAGTCCCACAAGATGACGGGACTTATTATTGCGATTCCCACTCGTGGGTGGCTACCAAGTATGGAATTGTCGAAAAGATGAAAGCTGATAATATCAATTATAAAGCGTTAGCAAGCGCTGGCGAGTGCGATATAACCGACTTGGAATCGGGTGTCATTGACTATCAAGCTATATTCGACTTTATTAAAAATATGGTAACTGAAAACAACTTGAAAGTTGAGGCGATCACGTACGACCCGTGGTCATTCGGGTACTTGTTAGGACAGTTTGAAAACGAAGACTGGCCGCTAGTTGAAACAGCACAGAATAACAAGACGTTAAGCTTTCCGACTAAACAATTCAAGGAGTATTTACTCAATGGACAGATTACGCACCCGAATAATAATTTGTTGGCTGTCGCAGTCGATAACAGCGTGCTTATCTATGACAGCACTGGAAATTGTCGGATTAACAAGATGAAGCATAACAATAAGATTGATCCACTAGCGGCTTTAATGAACGCTTGGGTTTATACCAGTAACGAGATAATCGAGGGGGGAAGCAATGAAGCTAACAATGAATTTTACACGAGTGAAGAATTTTCTTTCTAATTACACACAAACAATTCTACTGATTATTGGATTAATTTTAATCAACCTTGGCGTTTTAGTGTTACTCAACACAGGCGCCTTTTTAATTTGCACAGGTATTAGTTTGATAGCCGTTGCGCTATTAATCAACTATGAAAGAGAGGAGGGTAAACAATGAGTTTCTTTTTTGATACACATGAAATTGAACCAGACAAAGATACAGCATTCCTTGACGCAGTTGTTTCCATGTCTTCTAACGATTCAAGCGTGTTTGTCGGTGCTGGTGCGTTGCGTAACAGTGACGTATTCGCGGCGATTAATATTATTGCCAACGACTTAGCTTCTAACCGCATTTTAGTTCCAAAGAGTAGCGTATTAGAAACACGATTGAACGATAAGCCGAATGCAAACATGTCCGGCCGTGACTTTAAGTTCGCACTGGCGGCACAAATGTTATTGAGTGGTAACAGTTTTGCACTGATTACGGAGGACGGTTTTCAGTTCGTGCCTAACTCACAAATGACCGTACAGCAAGATGACGTCACAGGCGAACTCACCTATATCTATACGCCTAACGGCCAAAGAAGTCGTCAGATTGCGCCTAACAACATCTTACACTTTAAGTCATTCAGTCAAAACGGTGCCGTTGGTATTTCACCGTTATACGCGTTACAAAGCGAAACAGCATTGCAACAAAAAGGTAACGCTCTATTAGCGGGTTTCTTTGATAGTCCAAGCAGAAACGTGCTACAAGTGCACAAAACTGATTTAAGTTCAGACGCCAAAGCGAATATCAGAAACAAGTTTGAGCAAGCTAACAAAGGTGCACTAAGCACGGTTATCCTTGATGACAGCATGGATCTAAGAGGAATGACGGTAGATGAGGGATTGTTGAAAGCAATCAACTCAAACGAGTTTTCAACGCAAAAAATTGCATCGGCATTCATGTTGCCACAATCTATGTTAGGAGTAGAACCAGTCCACTCAAGTGCCACACAAGTTTCAGCTCAATATTACCAGCATTCAATCTATCGTTATATGACTTGCTTCACAAGTGAACTAGCTTTCAAACTTGGCAAACAAGTCGTTTATGACGATTCGAAGTTAACGACAAACAAACAGCAAGATATTGAAAATGTAATTGAACTTACAAAAGCCGGAGTATACACGCCGGACGAAGCTAAACAAAAATTAGGAGGTAATGTTATTGATTAACAAAGATTTACGATTAGTTGCCAATGCGGAACTGCGGGCATTGCAACCACAAGGCGACACGCCCGAAGACGCTAAGACTGGCGACCAACAACAACCAGATGACAAACAACAAGACAAGCAACCTAAGACAATCGAGGGCTACGCGCTTTTGTTCAATAGTCCAAGTAAGGACTTAGGCGGTTTCACCGAAGTGA